TCTCTTGAATTGAATCAAGATCAATACTCATAAAATATTATCATCCAAATCAGTGATGTTGTATATAGTATACTTGAAAGTAACACTAGCTGTCAAGTAATCTATATCAGAATCTGTAGCATCAAAGTCTAAATCAGACAAGCTTGTTGGAAACATATCTAAGAATTTAACTTTAAAGTTTGGTGTATTTGAACTAGAAAGTACATTTAATGTTCCATCACAAGTAGTATTTAAAGGACCTGCTGGAGCATTAGGATTACTTTTTTGCCAATCATATATCTCTTTAAGACTATCTGGGAAACCTAGTCCTCTTAACCAGTGTTGTATTTCTAGATAGTTTTCTAAATCTTCATCAACTAAAAATCTTAAAGTTAAATCTTGAAATTGAAGTTTATCTCCAGGTACAGGAATATCTGTTAAGTAAGTTGGTTGCTGTGCTACTCCAAGATTTAAACCTGGAATATTTGTTTGATTAGAAAAGAATACTACCTTAGGAGCTCTATTTAAAATAAACTTAAACCCAGTAGGATTCAAGAAGTTCTTATTCTGTATTTGATTTCTAAAACCAGTTGCTGTCATTATCTTTTCTAATTATTTAGATAAAAAAAAGGGACCCTTGTGGGTCCCTTTGAGAAAATATAAGCATCTAGCTTACATGATGTTCTTAACTGCCACACGTCTGTAGTAGCGGTTGCTGTTAACTTGGAGTCTACCGAGTCCTTGAGTGATTCCTTCAGCAAATGGATTGGAAACTAAGCCATACCTAGTCTTAAATCCGATTTTTGGCTGGAAGGTTTCCTCACCCACTGCACGAACCATCTGTAGTGGAACGTAAGGGCAATAGAAGAGTCCTGCATCATAAGGAGATCCACCCTTATATCCAACAACATAGTACTGGTTGCTGCCATTGGCAAGACCAGAGTTGTTAGCTGCTAGGTTAGCAGAATATGGGTCAATGTATACCCTATACTTACCTTGGATAGTACCAGCAAATGTGTTACCAGTATCATCAACATTAAGGTTAGCATTAAGAGCAGGTGTGTAATCAAGTACACCAGCCATTGTTAGTGCAGATGCAACGTCTGCAGAGCAAAGGATAATGTTACCCTTTCCGCGACGTGTTCTCTGTGCGATTCTATTTGCATCTCTTTCAATCTGGAAGAGGAGTCCCTTGAACTTCTCAACTGACCACCTACCATTGGAGTCAATGTCTAGGTCAAAGATACCTGCACTTGCTGTGTTTTCTACAGCACCTTGTTCTGCAACCTTGTAGATAGTCCTAATGACTTCCCTGTTGATTTCAGCAAGGATTTCAGTAGAAAGGATGTTTGCAAGTTCAGCTTCTGCATTCAAGCCATGGATAGCCTTAAGGTCTTGAGCAAGCTCTAGTGAGTACTCAGCTTTTAAAGCACGTGACTTGGCAGTAACAGTGACTTTCTCAATAGAGAATGCCATCTGGTTAAAGTAATTACCAGCGCCATCTCCAAGAGCTTCAGAGTCACCTGTTACCATACCTTCACCGACATCGTAGCCAGTAGAAGATGCAGAACCAACAGGGTTAAGAACAGCAGGGTTAGTACCAGACTGAGCTGTAGTACCTAAACCAGCTGTAACATCAGCAAATCCAGCAGTCTTATCATTACCAGAAGACTGTCCAGAGAATGCTGTGTCTACTTCATTGTAGAATGTCTCTGTACCACTCATGTCCTTATAACGGGACCTCATAGCAAAGATTAGTCCAGTAGGACCAGACATTGGCTGTACACCAGCAAGGTCATAAGCAACCAAGTTAGGCATTGAGCGTCTAATTAGTGAAATTAGAACGGGGTCAAAACCAGCTTGTGGACCTGCAGCAGCAGCACTACCACCAAAACCACCGGATGCTCCAGCAGCGTTAGCGTGGTTAGTTGGGGAAGCCTCATTAATGGTTCCCTGAGCAAAGGATTGCTCGTCTTTTAAAAATTTTTCTTGGTTTTCTAACAGGACAGCGGTGACCGCTCTACGATGAGGATCTTTGATCTCATCAACGCCTTCAGCGTTTAGTAGTGGTGCCCACTTCTCCTGCAGATGTTCAGCAGAGAACATTTGCGTTTACCTCTTTAAAGTTTTGTTTGATTAAAATACTAAAGTCATTTCTTAGCAACAGCTTGCAATGTCTTGAGATATCCAGCCATTGAACCAGAAACATCTCCCTGGCTAACGTCTACTGTCTCATTAATTGTCTCTCCTGTTGCCTTTGGATTCACACCTTTGAAATAAGATTCCTTAAGTGTCTCCAACTTGCCACGATATTGGTCTTCACTCTCAAACTCTACACTTTCGGCAAGTGAGGCGAGCTTTTCTTTCTGAGTAGCAGCAAGGCCATCAGAAACTGCATCAAGAATTCCATCAGCAACAGACTCAGCAAGTCTGCTATTTAATGAAACATTCTTCTCGATTTGCTCGTTGAGCTTGGTCTCCATGTCATCTAGTTTTTCTACCATGCTTTCTAGCACATCATATTTATCGTCAGGGATTGAAACATAATTTTCTTCAAAAAGACTCTTCATTCCAGAAAGGAATGATTCAGTCAGTTCGGTCTTAAGACCGTGCTCAATAGCAAGTTCGTTTTCAACGAACCACTCTTCAGCAACATATTCAAGGTAAGCATCAACTCTTTCTGCTAATGCAGCCTTAGATGATTCTACCTCTTCTGCAAGCTTCTCATCATAAGATGCTTGCAAATTCTCTTTAAGCTCAGAAACCTTAGAGTTCAAAGCAGCCTCAAAGACTGTTTTTGCTTTTTCCCTAAACTCTTCAGATAACTCTTCTCCACCAAGTAGAGCATTAACATCAGCTTCAATGTCAATCTTTTCTTCTTCTGCAGTTACTTCTTCAGTTGCAGGTTCTTCTGCTACCACTTCTTGACTATCTTCCAACTCTACTTCATCACCTGATTTTAGAGCTTCTTTAGCAGATAATCCTTTCATTGGTTCAGCAGGTTTTGCACCTTTGTTAACTACATCCTTTACGGTTTTAATCCGAGGTTCTTTTATTTTAGCAGAATCATTAGTGGGACTATAATTATCTGGTGTCGGACCACCAAGATCCTCCCAACTAGTGGACAATCCCTTGCCAGGATCTGTCAATCCTTTCATAGGATCACCTGCAGCTGCATTTGCATTAACAGGACCCTTGGATTGCTTAGTGCCTACTTCCATTTCTTGTAAATCTCCACGAGACATTTGTAAACCCTCTGATTACCGAGTCTTAAACTATATTTATTTAGATAACTTATAACTTTGATAAGAAATCATTAAATAAACTCAACTTATGTTCATCTAATTTCTTTTGATCAACTAAAGTATTGATTGTTTTGTATGTTTTTTGAGCATACTTCTCACGAAGAACGCCTCCATCCCACACCCAATCTTTTCCTTCCATGATACCTGATACAAATGCATCTGGTGCAGAAGGATCAGCAACGATATCAGCAGCAGTTGCTAACATGAAATCTTCGCCTACAACATTAATTCCTTCACGAGTTAGTTTCAATGAACCAATTCCCCTTGAAGAAACACCTAACTTAACACCTTCACTTATTAGTGAGGATGCTATTTTACCCATAGGGGTAGAGAGGATTTTTGCTTTACCTATAAAATTAGAACCACTTTCTTTAAGTGATACTATCTTATGAGATACTCTATCAAGATTAACAGTTGGACCTTCTGGATGTCCCAGTTCTCCAAGTGCTCTTCCTGATGTTACATGATTCTCATTATATCTAGAAACTTCCCTACGAAGAGTTTCCATTGGATACATACGACCATTTCTGTTCTTTATGTTTCCTTGGAGAAATACTCCTTCAATATAAAGTTGCTTTTTACCGCCTCTGTTTTCAACGATAAATTCAACTGTTTCGATTTCTTCTCTAATGAGTTTCATTAGGCTTCCCCTGTAATTTGAACTTGTTGAATATATGCTTTACCACTACCAGTATCAGTAATAGCAGCAATTTTAAGAGATCCTCTTAATGAGGTGTTATTATCAATAAGTGAAGTACTAATGTTCCTTCCATAATCATTTTCAACTACAATTCTTTGACCAAACCAATTCTCTCCAGAATATGCTTCTGAAGTGCGGCCACGATCATAAACTGAATATACTCTTTTATTAGTAAAAGTATAATAATCTTGATCACTATCTGTAGCAAGATCTAAACTAACATAATCACCTACACCAAATGGGGAAGATGTTCCTTGAGGGAAGTCAATAATAGTATATGTTGTAGAAGTACTAATAGAAGAAACCTTAGCAGCAGTATTACTAAATGCTAAAGTACCTACAGTCCCAGAAGGAATAGCAAAATCATTTGTTGTTGCAGTTGGATTAGTACCAATAGCAACAAAAGTATTTTGACTAGCAGCAAATATTCTTATAGCTGTAGATTTACCAGCAATAGGCTCTGATTGTTGAGAAGCAGTCCCAGTGGTAATACTAGTTCCTGTTCCGACTGGTCTAAGCGTCATTATTTTTACGGAATCATTTTATTTATTTATAATTATTCTTCATCCTCAGATTCTGCCTCTACTGCTGGCTCTTCTCTATCTGTTCCAGCAATAGTATCGGCATAACCTTCTACATCTTTTTGTAACTGTATATCATCTTCAGTTTCTGGTGTATGGCCAAAAAGTGAATTAGCTACTGCATTCTTATGATTACCTATTCTCTCTGCAGATTTTGCATAAAGAGCATCTTTGATCGCATCACTTACTTGAGAAGGACTATCATCCTTAGCAATCATATCCATTAATTCATCCATTGTTTTAAAATCCTTACAGTTTATTTATTAGATTTCGCCACCCTTAGGCATTTCTACCTTAGTTTTGGCTGTATCTTTAATTTCTGGGTCCATTACACCCTGTCCCATTTCACCACCACCCATAGAAGTTTCACCTTCTACTTGTGTTGGGTCCATCATCATCAGTGCTGGATCAGGTATTACCCCATCCTCAATTTCTTGCTTCATTAACTTATCCTGTTCAATAATTTCCTCATCAGTTTGACGAAGGATCTTACGTCTTAGATAATCTTGTGAATAGTATCTACCAACATATGGTTCAGCAGATGCTGCCATAGTTAGTCTTTCAGCTAACAATTCAGAATCTTTTAGTTCTGCAAAGTGATTATCATAGAGGAAGTCATATTGAATATGCTCACTCATGATATCCCAATCTTCTGGGGTGATTACATTTTTAAGAAGTAATTGAGTTTTAAGAATATCATTGAATAGATTAGAGAATCTCTTCCTTAATCTACCAACAAATTTACTGAATTTAACTTCATCTCTTAGTATCTCAGATGATCTTCCCAAATTAAAACCACCATCTCCACCTATTCTAGTAGGAGGAACGTTAAGTGCCTTATAAAGTTTCTCTTGGAAATACTTAATATCAGTAATTTCTCCTAAGTTTTGTCCACCTGGAAGTGTAGTAATCTCAGTTCCCCTACCACCTTCTCTTCTAGGAAGCCAGAAATCTTCCAACATAGACATATACTTCTTATCATCTCTGATTTCGCCAGTATCAGCGTTATAAACCATCTTATTACGATACCTCATCATCACATCTCTGAGGTATTGTTCTGCCTTAACCTTAGGTAGATTACCTACATCAATGTAGAAAATTCTTCTTTCTGGTGCTCTTGATAATCTGTAAATAACAAGACTATCCTCAATCATCCTAAGTTGATTGACTGCTTTGATTGCTTTATGTAAGTATGATAAAGTGCATCCTTTATTTCTATCTACTAGACCACTGGTGCAATACGCAACAGAATCCCTAGTCATCTTAATTCCCTTATTTCCACCAGTCATTGATGATGGCATTTGAGCTGGGAAAGTAGACTTAGGACTAAAAACAAAATACTCTTCAATCTCAGGGAATTCATATTCCATAGGATTGTCTGTATTAATATTTGCTACTCTAATATCCTTTTCTTGCTTCTTTTGTTGCCTAATATATCGAATCTTCATTGCATCGATATATCTTAATTCTAAGATTCCTTCATGAGGCTTCTTTAAATCAATTACTTTATGGTAATGGATTCTACCATCTATATACCAATTCCTGTAAATTTCGTGTGCCTTCTTATCAAAATCTAGAAGGTCTTTAACTGCTTTAAATTCTTCTCTAATTTTATCCTTAATACCATCAGATGCATTAAGATTATCGAGATCAATTTCTACTGGTGAGTCATTAGTATCTGAAACTATTGCTTCCTGTATAATATCTTCAATAGCACTATCACACTCTGGGTGTAATGCCATCTCCCTATATCTTTTTATTAATTCAAATTCAGTTCTATATACGCCTTCAATATCAACGTATTGACCAAAAAAACCACTAGTTAAGTAGTGGTCCGATCCGTCAGCATTATTCTGAGGAATCGGAGATACCACACCGGGTGGTATCTTTTCCGTATCCTCTATTGAAAATCCAAATAACCTTGCCATTATTAAAAGTTAACCTTATGTTTTATTTATTAAGCTCCAGCACCAGCCCTTTCAGGATAGTAGTATTGGACCTTAAAGGTAACTCCAAATTCTTGGATAGTGTCACCTGTGTCATAAGATAAGTCTACCGCATCTACTGTTGTAGGCCAAATGTCTACGAACTTATATTGAGCAAGAATAACACTATCAGTAGCAGGACTGTTAGAACCTTGTGCTCCAGCAATATTTCTACCCAATTGATAGACTGTTGCTTGACCCATATAAGATGAAGGATCAGTTAAACCTGATGAATCACCATACTGAGCAATGTTCTGAGCCCATGCTTCAAATGCTCTTCTGTGTCCGAAGTCTTCATCATTAATAACTGTTACGCTCCAGTCATCAACTGTTCTGTCTCCAGCAACTTTCAAAGTACGACCCCTGAATGGGATGTCAATGTTTCCTACATTTGATGCAGGAAGAGATGCTGCTTTACATAAAAACCTGAATCTGTCGCCATCAAACTCACCGCCACCATCTTGCTGTATTCCCAGATCTACATTGTCTGGGAAGTTGACTTGAACCTCAAACAGGTTAGGACGAACACCGCCCCCAACCAGTTTGGATTTGAATTGAGAAATAGTTCTCTGTGGAATTACTGCCATTTTTAAAATCTCCTTTTGTTATTTAGATATGATAAGTTAAACTCGACCTGCTACTTCTTCAAAGCTAACACCAGTTCTGGTGGCAACAAATGTAAGAGTAACATAGTTGATTGACTTGGCAGGCTTCAGGAAGATGTCTGCTCTAAATTCATTATTATCAATCACGTCAGGAGTGTTATTTGTCTCATCACAAATGACTAGGAATCCATATAGACCCCTCTTTGCTTCCACATCTCTTAGATATGGTTCAACAATATTAACAAAGTTTGCTCTTGTAATCTGATCATTGAGTTCGAAGAGTTGTGCTTCTGCTGCTTTCTGTAATGCTTGTTCAATTGTTAGGAATAGTCTCCTTACATTGATTCTGTCAAATGCAGATGCATAACCTAAACCAGTCTTATCTCCAAAGAGTAGAATACCAGTTCCAGGCTGATTAACTATAGAGTTAATTCTTAGTGGATAAAGTTGGTCTCTTTGTGCTTTATCTGGGTTGTAAGCAAGTTTAATTGCATTATTCAGGATTCCTCTTTGCTGTCCAGCAGGTGAGAACCAAGGATAAGCATTAACACTTGTTCTTACGCATAATCCAGCAACGTCTCCATTAGTTGGTATCCAACGGAAAGCATTATTGAATCTATCATATGTGTACTTATATCCACTATCAAATATTGCATAAGATGAAGATGGTAGTGAACTATAGAACTTAATTACATTATCAGTTTGTGTATCAGTATTTGTTAAATCTACAACGTCTGTCCTATGTGGAGATATAGTTGCTATACAATCTTTTCTTTGACCTGCAATAGCAATCAAACGACCTGCTTTTGCTTGAGATTGTGCTTTATCACTAAGACCAGGACCCATTAACAAGTAATCAACTCCAATCTCATCCTTATTCTTGAATAAGTTGTAAGATGTAATTAGATTACCAAGGGTTGCTTCATAACCACCAGTGGCAGAATAATCTGCTCCAGCAGTCAATGTGTAAGTATCATTTCCTATAGCACTGAAAGTGATTCCCTGTGCATTTCTATCCCAAAGTCCATTAGCAGATGTGATAGCAGTATATCCAGAACTAAAGTCTGTTTGTGCTACAAATCCATCTGAACCATCTGAAGGATTATCTCCAGCATAAACATATTCAGATAAAAGTGCTAAGTAATCCTTATAGTATATCTTCTGTGGTGCATTAGATGAAGAAACTGCATCTTTTGCCTTGGAAAGATTTAAACTCTTTTCAAGAACATTACCCTGTATACCTGTTACATCTCCAAGATCATCTACAACTACTACATGAATACCATCATTCTTAGATGATCTATCTGCAGCCCACTGTGTAGTATCTGGTCTAGGTGAAATAGATTTCCAATATACTGTTGAGTTTGTCAGTCCAAGTGTTTGTTGATCATACCAGTCTTTAACATAGTTTGAACCACTTGTTGTTGTAGTAGCTATACCAACAGCACTAGCATTTATAACACTAACTTCATTTCCCTGAACAAATGATCTTGCTTGATCACCTTGAGCATAAGTTATATTAGTTGAGACTCCAGCAGTAGTAACCCTTTGAGTTATCTTAACATCAATTGTTGATGCTCCAATACCGGTAATAATACCTTTAAGATGTCCAGTAAAGTTTGAAGTATCACCTGAACCAGCAACTACTTGATTGGTAAGTGAAGTTGAAACACCAAATCCAACTGTAACACCAGTAGTAGCTCCTATTGCAATTGTTTGATCTGCTTTGTTATCAATAACACAAACTTTAAGATTGTTTGCCCAAGTACCAGGAGTTTTAGCAGCATAACCATATGTCTGACCTACGCCAGCATAGTTTGCCACATAGTCATCATAACTCTTTATTTTAAGGTCTGTAACCTGAGTAATATGTGATCTACTGCCATTAGCATTGACTAAATCACTATCATCAGTTCTTACTACTTTTAGAACTCCTCCATAAGATAAGAAAGAAGATGCAGTCATCCAATACTGATATTGTGCATCAGTACCAATTGGTTTTCCAAATGTTTGAATTAATTGATTTTCTGTAGTAATATCAGTAGGTTCATCGATAGGTCCTATTTCAAAAGGACCAGCGATTGCGCCGATATTATCTAATACATTTTCTGCTCTCCCTACAGTTAAATCAACCTCCCGGGTCAATACACCAGGAGATAATTGAGGAGTCGCCATGTTGTCTGTCTCC